GTCGTCGCCAACCCCCAGATCTTCATCAACGCCGCCCAGCAACAGGTGCTGCACGATCCCGACAACGCCGACGCGCCCGCGATGGCCTACGCCCTCGCGAAAGATCCGGCGTTGTGCGAAACGATCCGGCAGTTACCGTATGCGAAAGCGTTGGTCGCGATGGGGAAGTTACAGGCGCGCCTCGCCAGCACACCCAGCAACGGGGACAGCCCCGGACCCGTGAGTCCGATGGCCCCGTCGCCGGCCGCCCCACCCCCGCCCAAACCGTTGCGCGGGGTCGCCAGTCCCTCATCCGTCACGATTGAAGCCCTCGCGAAAGCCGGGGACATCCACGGCTTCATCGCCGCCCGCAACGCCGAAGAGCAACGTCGGCGGATGATGCGATGAGTACCAAAGTCGCTGGCGTCTACGCGATTGTCAACATGCTGAATGACCGGCGCTATAGCGTAGACGACAAGCCTACCGCGATACTCATGCGAGTGTCCCGGATCCGTCCGTATCGGTAGGCGATACACCGGAAACGGTGCCGCACGGCCACAACATTAACTAGCTTGTCAGTGTAGTAGAATCAGAGGTTGACTGTGAATTCGTTGCTTACGATCGAGCAAATCACTCTCGAATCCTTGAGAGTCCTCACCAACATGCTGACCTTCACCGGGCTGGTCGGTCGCCAGTACGACAGCATGTTTGGCAAGTCCGGCGCGAAGGTCGGAGACACGATCTACGCCCGGGTGCCGCCCCGGTACATCGTCCGCAAGGGCGCGGGGATTCAGCCCCAGGCCGTGACCGAAACGCGGAAGCCCGTCAAGTTGGACAGCCTCGTGGGCATCGACCTGCCCTTCTCGGGGGTCGAGCGCCAGTTGTCCCTCAACAGCTTCAGCGACACGGTGGTCAAGCCCGCGATGGCCGCGATTGCCAACCAGGTAGACGCCGACGGCCTGAAACTCTACAAGGACGTCTACCACGTCGTCGGGACGCCCGGCACCGTGCCGGCCAGCACCAACGCCAACGGGTACTACCTGGGCGCCGGGGTGAAACTGGACGACATGGCCGCCCCGCAGGACGAGCAGCGGTCGCTGGTCGTGACGCCCAACATGCAGGCGAGTGCCGTGACCGCCAACTTCGCGGTCTTCAACCCCGTGCAGGCGATCAGCGAAGGGTTCCGCAAGGGCCGCTTCGGCAAAAACGTGCTGGGCTTCGATTGGTACATGGACCAAAACTGCCCGACGCACACCGACGGCACGCGGACTGGCAGCAACTCGACCTCGTGGACCTGTTCCAGCGCCCAGGACGACACCGAGTCGCTGGCCGTGACGGGTTTCACCACGGGCGACACGCTGTCGAAGGGTGACACCTTCACGATCGGCAGCATCGCCAACACGACAGGGGTGCAGTCCGTCAATCCGCAGTCGCGTGCGGCCACGGGCGCGTTGCAGCAGTTCGTGGTGACGTCCGACTACACGTTCGCCTCGACGGCGGGCAACATCCCGATCTCGCCGAAGATCACGGCCACTGGACAGTTCCAGACGGTGAATCAGGCCGCGCCCAACGCCGCGTACGTGATCTTCACGGCTGCGTCCACGCAGATCAGCCGCGTGGGGCTGGCCTTCCACAAGGACGCCTTCACCCTCGTCACCGCGCCGCTTGAGCTGCCGCGTGGCGTCCACGAGGCGTACTACGCGGGAGACGACCAGACGGGCATCGGCGTCCGCGTCGTGACGGCGTACGACATCCGCACCAACGAGATGATTACGCGCTTCGATTGCCTCTACGGGTGGGCGTGCTTGCGTCCCGAATTGGCATGCCGCGTGGCGTCATGATCGTGACGGTCTGACACGAGTCTCTTTCGATAACTGACAGGTGATGGGGTCTGGTCGGGCCACTCGGCAGCCAGCCCCCGTCAGAAACAGGATGACATCATGGCTTTGACTGCAACAACGATCGCCACGGCTATTGACGCCGTGACCAACTACATCACGATCACCACCGCCACCAGCTTCGTCGCCGGGCAGTACGCCCGCATCGACAACGAGTACGTGAAGGTGCAGGGCGTGAGCGGGACCAACCTCACCGTCATGCGGGGCGTGCAGGGGACGCAGGCCGTGGCCCACAAGGCCCTCGCCGACTGCGTCACCGGCCTCAACACCGACTTCCCGATTGAGATGTTCCCGACCCCGGGCAGTTACACCTACTCGGTCGACGGCGCGATCACCGTGGCCCCGGGCCTGCACAAGATGATCAAGGCGACGGCCGCGGCGATGACCTTGGCCGCGCCCACGCGGGCGCAGGAAGGCATCGAGTTGATGATTGTGGCCCTCACCGGGGCCGCCCATGTCGTCACCGGCGTCTTCTCGACGGGTTTCACCACGTTGACCTACAGCGCGGTCGGCGACACGGCGACCCTCGTGGCGGTTGAAGGCACCTGGTTCATCAAGTACCTCAACTCTGTGACGGCTGGCTAATCGAGTCACCCAGACAAGGAGATTCGATATGGCACTCACCGCCACGACGATTGCGGGGAACATCGACGACTTCACCAACACCCTCGTCTTGACCTCGGGGACGGGATTCACCGCGAATCGCTACCTGCTGGTCGATGCCGAGTACATGAAAGTCCAGACGGTCAACGGGGCGCTGATCGGCGTCTTCCGGGGCGTGAAGGGCACCAAGGCCGTCGCGCACAAGGCGCTAGCCGACGCGGTCACGGGCGATCCCGGGGACTTCCCGGCGGATCGGTCCACCTCGCGGCAGCACAAGGGCAGTTACACCTACTCGGTGAGTGGGGCACTGACGGTCGCGTCGGGCCTGCACAAGATCGCGAAGGTGGCTGCCGCCGTGATGACGCTGGCCAATCCCACCACCGCCCAGGAAGGGATCGTGATGACGATTGCGGCGCTCACGACCGCGACGTCGCATACGGTCACGTACACGGCCGGATTCGCCGATGATACGACCTCGTCAGACGTCGCCACCTTCGGCAGTGTGGGCGACACCTTGACCCTCCTCGCGGTGGATGGCAAGTGGTTCATCTTGGCCAACAACTCCGTCAGCGTGGCGTAAGCCACGAGAGGGGGCGACATGGCGAAGAAAAACACGTCGGTCGGGGGCTTGACGCTGCGAGCCAGCGCCGACGATCTCAATCTCCTCGAAGGGGCGTTTGCCGGGGTCACGACGGGGTCCTCGAAAGCCTCTGGGGAGATGCGACTCTTCCCGGTGCAGGTGGACGGGCTGACCCTCTACGTCCTGGCGGCGGAAACGTGGTCCGCGGTGACATCGGCGTCCCCGTCGATCTCGTCGTCGTCGAGTGTGTCGGCTTCGCCGTCACCCTCAATCAGCCAGTCGAGTAGTAAGTCGGCGAGTCCGTCGCCGTCGATCAGTCAGTCGCGTAGTGCGTCGGCCAGTACGAGTCCGTCGGCTTCGCCGTCGCCCTCGATCAGTCAGTCGGTGAGCAAGTCGGCGAGTCCGTCGCCCTCGATCAGCGTGTCGAGCAGCGCATCGGCGAGTCCCAGCCCGTCGGCCTCGCCCAGCCCAAGTGCGTCGGCGTCGGCCAGTCCGTCAGGATGAGATGGCTGAAGGACGTGAGTTTCCGAAGTGTAAGTATCACCCCACAGGGGGGGGCTGTGTCGTCAAGGACGCCGCAGCCGAAATCGCCCTGGGTCCAGACTGGGTGGACCCGGGGCACCCGTCGTTGACCGACCCGCCGGTCGAGACGGTCGTCGAGATGATTGCTGAGCCGGCCCCGGTGGCTTTGCCACGGCCTCGGGGTCGGCTACGAAAGGTCGATACACCATGATCGCCCGCGTCATGATTCTCAACGCCATGCAGGAAATCGGCGCGTTGGCCGTGGGCGAGTCGATGGCCGATGCGGACGCACAGGTCGGGTTGACCCGCCTCAACAGTCTACTGGACCGCTGGCAGACTGAGCGCCTGACGATCGGGTTTCTCGCCCGGACCACCTTTCTGTTGGTGTCTGGCGAGCCGCACTACGCCATCGGGGCCACGCCCGGGGCGGACGTCACGTTTCCCATCCATCCGGTGCGTTTCCATGCGATCAGCCTCTTGCCAGCCGGCACCGGGCAACAGGAGATCCCGCTGGAGATGCTGACGATGGATAAGTGGGTGGCGATTGGCGACAAGGCGTTGACCTCAACCTGGCCTACGAAGGTCTACTACAACCCCGTCTTCCCGTTGGGGTCGTTGCGCTTCTGGCCCGTGCCGACTGACGCGACGGCCCGTATTGTCCTCTACACGCCACTGCCGATTCCGGCGGGTGCGACGGTCCACACGGATCTCGCGTTGCCCCCCGGGTACGAGGAAGCGATCCGGTACAACCTGGCCGTCCGGTTGGCGCCGGTCTTCGGGCGTCCGATCGACCCCGAGTTGAAACAGATGGCCACCGATGCGCTGTCTCAGGTGAAGCGCACCAACACGCGCCGATACGATCTGCGCGTCGATGAAGCCCTCCAGCCAGCCTCTGGGGCCTGGGATTACCGCTCGGGTTGATGATCGGGGGATGACGTGAAAGTCTCCAGTTTCTGTGGCCCTTCATATACCCCCCGATCCACCAACGTCGACGCTGAGCGGTCGATCAACCTCTATCCCGAAGTCGTCGATTCGGGCACCCCCTCTGTCAAAACGTGGCTCGTCGGCACCCCCGGCCTCAAGTCTTTCGTCAACTTCACCGTCAAGATCGGCGGCCCGGTTCGGGCGCTGTTTGCCCAAAACGGGCGGGCGTTTGCCGTGGTCGGCCAAGGCTTCTACGAGTTCTTCGCCAACGGCACGGGCAAACGCTGGTGGTCGATGGTCAACGATCAGAAAGCCGCCACCATCTGTTCCAACGGCACCATCGGCGATCAGATCATGATCGTCAGTGGCGGAAGTGTCTACATCTTCCACACCGTCACGAATCACTGCGAGACGCTGGCCTCGGCCCTGTTTACCACGCCCTCAGACGAGCAACGGCCGGTGAGCATGGGGGCCTTCCTGGATGGGTACTTTGTCGCGCTTCTGGCCCACTCGCGGGCGTTTCGCCTCTCAGGGGTGCAAGACGGCGTCGTCGATGGGACGGTGTGGCAAGGGGCCGATGTCGCGGCCGTCAGCACGCAGGGCGACGACTTGCGGGCGATGATTGTCAGCCACCGCGAGTTGTGGTTGTTTGGCGAGCAAAACGCCCAGGTCTGGTACAACAACGGGGATGCCAACTTTCCCTTTGCGCCCATCGGCGGGGCGCTGATCGAGCATGGGATTCTGGCCCCGGCCAGCCTGGTACGCCTCAACAACACGCTCTTCTGGCTGGGGGCTGATGCCCTCGGCGTGGGGATGGTGTGGCAGGCCAACGGCTACACCCCACAACGGGTGTCCACCCACGCCGTCGAGTACTGGCTGGGGAAGTGCCACCGGCTTGTGGACGCCATCGCCTACGCCTACCAGGAAGAAGGCCACAGCTTCTACGTCCTCTACGTCCCCGACGCCGAGACGACGTGGGTCTACGATGCCGCCACCGGCTTCTGGCACGAGCGGGCGATGTGGAATCCCGACACGGCCCGGTGGGAAGGGCACCTGGGTCGCTGTCACTGTTACGCCTTTGGACGGCATCTGGTGGGGGCGAGAGACTCGGGCCAGATTTACGAGATGGGGCTGCACCTCTACGATGAGGACGTGAGTTGGGTCGATTCGGCGATTGACGAGACGGGCGACGACTCGGCGGCGAGTGCGAGCGCGAGCGCCTCACACAGCCCCAGTGTGTCCAAGTCGGCGAGTCCCAGTCCGAGTGCGTCACTGAGTGCGTCGGCGTCCCCGAGTCCAAGCGTGTCGGCCTCGGCCTCGCCCAGCCCGTCCGTGTCGGTGAGCCCGAGTACGTCGCTCAGCCCGTCGCCCAGCGCGAGTCCCAGCCCGAGCCGGTCGCAGAGCGCGTCGGCGTCGGCCAGCCCGAGTCCGTCGGTCAGCGCGTCGGCCAGCCCGAGTCCGTCGGCGTCCACCAGCCCGTCGGCCTCGACCAGCCCCAGCCGGTCGGCGAGTCGTAGTGCGTCGGCCAGCCCGAGTCCGTCGGTCAGCCCGAGTCCGAGCCTGAGCCATAGCCCGAGCGCCAGCGTGAGTCCGTCACGTAGCGCGTCGGCGAGTCCGTCAGGGTGATATGGCCTATATCACCAATCTCACCATCGACGCGAGTGGCGGGTTTGTGGTCAACGGGATCTATTTCTTGGCCCGACTCGCGTTTTTCAAACTGTGGACCTACACCAACTTGGTGTGGGAAGCCGTCCCCGTCTGGGGGTATGGCGCCACGACCGACACGCGACTCGAAGGGACGATCACCGATCCGCAGATCACCCTCTATGTCTTCTTCGATGGTGGAGATCCCACCGACACCCCGGAAGATCCGGAGGGGACGTGGACGGCGGCGGGGTATTACAACACGGCCCCAGGGCATTCATTAGGCCCCGTCATTGGCGACGGGGGAGATGGCTACACAGGACTCGTCGTGAAGAGCGACGGGACATTTGTGGTGACAGGCACCGGACTGACCACCACGCGAATCATCGCCTCGGCAGGACTCGCCTGGTATGGC